CCATGTAGTTCCGTGAGTTCAGGTAAATCTGCCCCACCATCTTGTATGTCAAGTATTTTCCAAATTTCATCCAAAGTTTTTTGGCCACTCACTGACATTCTTTCGTAATCCCATCCTAAATCTGCTACAAGTTCCAATAGTCTTCTATATTTTGTTTTACCCATCAAATAATCCTTCCCATTTTTTCTGTGTAAGTTCATACGTTAATTGATTCATTATTTCATTCATCTGCCTAACATACTTGTGTCCCTCTCCGTATGTTTTCTCGTGTGCAAGTAAAAAATGTTTTAGTGAACCATCTAATAACTCTTGATAAATATTATCGAATATAGTTTCTTTTGTATTATCGTTATGTATGTTACTCATACCTTTACCTCACCTCTTCTATTCTTGCTAATGACATTTCAATCTCCTCTAAATCTTTGTATTGTTTTTCAGTTATCTTGTAAGGACTATGCTGTACATGATAGTCGACTCTCCTAGTAATTTCCTCGTTTAACCAATCTATAGCCTCTTGTTCATTATCAAATAATTCTATATCCGGTTCTGTATCTAAACTATCTATAGAATATACTACTTTATATTTTGTCATTTCTCTGCCTCTCTAACTAATTTGTATGTTTTGAAATGTTAGCATACAAATTTCTAAACTGTCAATAATTATTTCCCCTTATTTTCTATCTCTAATATTACATAATTTAAGTAATCGTTTAAATCTAATAATTTATCTATATCCCATACATCTCTTATAAGATACTTTGTCCTCATAGTATTAGTTTCATGGTCGTCAATTACAATCAAAGAATTATATTTATTTTTATTATGTTCATCTTGATTATATTTATATCCCTCACCTATTTCTTCTTTAGTTTTCCAGTGTAACATTTTATTTATCTCCTATTTATCTACCGGTTTAATTACTTCAGATATATACTCATCAATTAATTTTTTTCTATGGTCTAAAATTCTTTTAGTTACACTCTGTACTTCTTCACTAGATACCAATAACTCTAATAGTGCATCCTCATTTTCTCTATCAGATAAACTAAACTTTCGCATATCCAAGTTCTTTGTTTGCAAGAAGAATAAATGCAAATTCGCTAAACGTTTTAATTGATCTTCAGAAGTCGGACTAAACTTTGATTTATCACCTTTTAAAGTTTTGACAAAATCAAAAGCAAGTTCGACAATATGATCTATGTAAGTTATCTCCAATATCGCCTTTTTTTGACTAGGCGACAATTCTTCCATCATCTCATATATTAGTTCTAGTTTTCTCTTCATTTTACTCATTCTGTTTTCTCCCAATCATATAGTTCGCCCTCAATCTTATCTCTTATATTCATCATATCTGCAAAATCTTTATAAGATATCTCTAACGTATGTTTTTTAGCATCAAATATTTTACAATCTGTTTTTCTTAAAACCACCTTATCATCATAAAAAGATACTTCAGTATGTATTGTATCTTCTCCATCATAGCATTTATCCAAAACACTATCTATAGTATCTGTATCATTCCATTTATAAAATACATAAGCACTACATAAATATTTACTTTTACTCATTCATTAATCTCCTCTAAATCTTCTATGTCAAACCAATCACTAACATAACTTAAATCTATATTTTGTTTAGATGTATAAAGTTTAATACTTCCATCTGCATTTCTTTCTTCATTCCCATCTTCATCACACTTATAAAATGTAATGTCATAGATTCCGTGATATTTGTATTTACTCATCCTCTAACTCCTCATAAACAATAATATATTCTTTTATTGCACCCCTAATTAAATCGGCAACACTAACTTGTTCACGATTTATTACACTATGTTGATAAGCAAATTTTGATAACTTATCGTAATCAGCTACCGGTATTGTCAAACTGTATGTTTTAGTTTTTTCACCTATTTTCATTGGTCTAACCATCTTCTTCTACTCCATATCCTATACACAAAAAATTATATCCTCTTGGATTCTTATGAAAATCACAAGCATCATGGATATATCCCCACTTAATTAAATTGCTTAAGACGTGCCCATCCTCTTTCCAATCTAATCCAAACCAAAAAACACCTTGTTCAGTATCCGGAATTGTCCAATTATGTTTTAGCAAATTCTTCATCTGCTCACCATTTAAAAATTTAGGTATCTGCCTTTGTTTACCCATACCACCCCCTAATTTTTTTAATTCCGGAAATAACTCTAGCTGTTCTTCTTTACTCATTCTTTAATCTCCTCTAATACTTTTCCTAAATATTGTTTAAGTTTTTTGTATGTTGAAAAGAATGAGTATCTCTGCTGGTCTGCATGGTCATTTAACCAATACATAAAATTACTCTTGCCAACGATTTGAAATGTCTCTTCTTTATCATGGTCATATATATGAAATTTACTCATTTTCATTACCTCTCCAATTTTCCACTTTAGTTAAAATACTTTTTGCAAATTCTAAACGACCTCTGCATATATACCCAGTGCCATCTACTATGGTACTCCAATGATGCTCCTCATTTTCTTTAACTTCATCATCACAGTGATTAATTATCTCCTCTAGTAATAATGCTTGGTTAGTTATAGTATTTTTCATACTCTTTATTACTTGTATTGTATCTTTTCCATCATGGCATTTATCCAAGACAACATAGTTTTCATCTTTATTCATTTTCATACTCCACCTCTACAATGTAACCATTGTTTTCTAATATCTCTAATGCCGTTTCTAAACTATTCCCAACCAATACTTTATCTTCATCTGTATCATCAGTATATATTTTAAAACTTTTTACTTTACTCATTTTCATACTCCCATTTAGATATCAATTCCAATAACCCCTCTGCAAGTTCATTGCGACCTAAAGAAACATACTGATCTTGAGAAAAACACTCTTGGTACTTTAAATATCCGTGATCCTCTACTTCATGTTGTAAAAATTCTTTTATCTTTTTTAGTGTAGTCATACTCTTCTCCCATATCTTATTCTTTGCTCCCACTTGTAGTGCCTAACAATCTTTAATATATCATCTGTATTATCTAATCTTTTATTGCTATGCTTATCTACAATATCATCTGTTGATAGCCCCTGCTCTATATCTCTTGCAATGCTACGATATTTTCTACTAAATTTATCCATCTAATTGCCTTTCTTCTTTGTTTAAATTATCCCAATCTGCTTTCTTTATAGTAAATTTACGATTTGTAATGGGAATACAAATCTTTACATTTTTACGACCTACTTTAGCCCAAGCAAGTCTGCCACCAGATACTGGTAATCTGGTATCATTAAAACTAACAGAATAAAGTTTAGCACTCTCCCAAACTTTACCTATCGGTCTTTCTTTCGACGATTTCATGTTTTGCCTCTCTATCTATTTGTCGTTCTATTTTATCCTTTTTCTTATCCGGTACTTGTTTAGATAAGAATCTTTTATCTGTCCTTAATATTCTTGCTATCGGATTTATTCTAGTAATTTTTTTCTTCATAGTGTCCCCAATAGATTATATTATAAATGGAATGGTAAATCATATGATTAACACTTGTCAAGAAAATTTTTATATATTTTTTAAAAAAATATGTTAAGGTAATAAACATGAAACAAAAAAGAACGAAAAAACAAACACTTATCTACTACACTGGATTGACATTTTTAAAAGTTGGCAGTGTATTTTCAAGTATAGGTAATTGGTTTTGGCGAAGACATAGGGATATTTTGGATACACTAGATTGATAATATTTATGAGAAAGGCAAGTTATGAAATCACCAAATTGGTTGAAAGGTTATGTGGAAACATTAGACATACCCTATTTAGGTAGATACCGATCTGATTGTCCGGTATGTCAAAAGAAAAATACGTTTAGTGTAACAGATGACGGACTACAACGTTTGTGGTTTTGTTTTCATGCTGATTGTAATGTATCCGGAAAAACCGGAATTAATCTATCTAGAAAACATACCGGTTCACCATTTCGTAAGCACCTAGAAAAGTTAAGCACGGATAAAATTTTTGAAGTTCCGTTGACATTTGTAAGTCTATCTAGAAGTTTAGATGCTGAATTGTACGTTCGTTCTGTAGGTGCATAC